CTTCAACAATACCGGCCGGGTCAAAATTGTCTATCATATCTTGTACTTCTCGAAAGACTGCATCAATTACGTCTGTAATCTTTTTCTTAATATCGTTTATTAATTTTTGTACAAGTTGTGCGACAGTAATATCTTTTATACCATCATATGATCTTATCTTTGCAGCAATATCTAATATCTGTCCAACAACAGCATTCACTTCATCAATTAAATCAAAGAATGCATCAATTGAAGTAAAGAGTGAATCGAACCTATCACAGAATCCACCTAATAGACTTGTACTAAAATCATTTTTATAATATGAATCTAAATTACGTGCTAATCTTTGATAATCGTTTTCGTTAATACACCCAGTTGGAGTATAATTATATTTCTGAATAAAGTCAGCGGTTTCAAGTTGAGATATGTTACCCTTTTCCCATCTTCCTTTCAGGTCAGGATAACTATCAAGACTGCCTATTCGTTGTCGAAGTAAACCATTTAAATAATTGCTTGATAGATTTAAATCATTACCATATAATTTAATAGCTTTTGATAAAGGATTCGTTTCGGCATCGTTTAAAATACTTTGCGCAACTTGTTCTGTTACTGCATCAATTTGAGAAAGAGTATATCTTCCTTTTGGATCTATAACATTAATAGGTGATAAGTTTAATTTATTATTTGCGATCTGATCATTAGGATCTGGACATGCAGCGACCATATTATAATCCTCCTATATCAGAATTAGTTGCGGAATCATCAAGCGGCGATAGAACACCTGCGGAATATCCCATTGCGTAATAACCTTTAGGTATAATCGAAGTTGATTTTCCTGGAGGCTCAGGCATCTTAGCTTGAGTCATTCCCCATGCACCATTTCCTATCGGTAAGAAGTCAGCAATAATTGCAGCAAACGCATTCACAGGATTTAATACCTGAGCAATAAACACAGGACTATTACCTGTAGGATATGCCCAACCTGAAGTTAATCCCGGGAGAGGAGCAACGATTGGCGCAGATACAGCAGGAGGTAATAATACAGGAACACTTGGTATTGATACACTTACTACTGGCGGACGATAAGCACCGTTATATGCAGCACCAGTTGCCGTCATAAGTGGAGCACCCAAAGTACTAAAGTCACCAGAAGTTGCTGCCACAGTAGTTGCGACAACGGCTGGAGAATTAACAACACTGCTCGAAGTAATAATACCTGAGTTAAGAGCAGTTGTATTAAATACTCCTGTATGAGAAGTCGATACTGAAGCAATATTCATTAATGGCGTTGTTAAACTCCAACCTGGTGTTGGTACAGCAGTTCCTGTTAAAGGAGTAGGTGGTATTAAGCCACTTGCGAAACTGATTATGTTTGAAGCCGTATTATGTATATCACCTGGAGTAGATAACTTAATTGCTTTCGTTGAGAATACATCGTAAGTATTTAATGCAGTAGCTTTAATATTTTTAGAAACAAAGTTTATCTGATTCGTTGATTCAACTTGTATTTCCTTTCTACCTAACAGTGTCATAATACCTGCGTTGGCTTCCAACTTAACATCACCACCACGAAGCTGAACTTGTTCACCACCGTTTAAATTCATTTGACCGCCAACACCAAACTCAGCATTGCCGTGAACTAGTAATTTGTAATCGCCTTCTACTTCTTCTGTCTTATTTCCTTTAACGTATACATGAGCATTACCGTTAATAGTTACAACACTATGACCTGAAGATTCATGTTTCGTTCCGATATTAACTTCATAACGATCTGCTTCGGCTCTTTCAGTAACAGATCCTTTTGCATCTATTTGAATATAAGAACCTGCATTGTGATGAATCATAATTCTTTCTGCACCAGGAGAATCATCAATTTCAATACTGTGTCTTGAAGTTTTAATTACTTTATTATATGGATACTTTGCTGCGTAGGCAGGAGGTGGTTCAGACCATGTCTCATCTGTATCAGCAATCTTTTGATCGTGTACTCTATTCGCCGCCATTGCTAACAAATAAGTTTCTAATAGTTTTTCGCTTGTTGCTAATTTATCAGGACCGCCACCTGCATTAAATTGTCGAGGTGCATATGTTCCACCTAATAAATCGCCATCCTTTTCTGCAATGACACCATACCCATCTTGAATAGGATCCATCTCTTCATTATATTTACCTGGGATTAAACCAAGTATTAACGGATGTTGTGCCATTCGCCCATCTAAGAACATTCCATAAACAAATGAATTTAGTGGGGGTGGTGGATTATTTGGGTCATAGTTACCTGAAGCACAAATTGCCCAAGGTAGATCTAATGTTTTAATATCGGAATGAGAACCATGAATACCAAAAGCACGAACCTGTATCTTTCCTTCTCTAGAGTCGTCCTTGTTATTCTCAACAACTCCTATAAAGAATTGCGGTTGTCCTATTCCTGAACCATCTGCTGAGTTCATTTACCTGTTTCCCAATCAAATTTAATCATTGTAAGTTCTGTCCGTAAATCATCGCCGTCTATATTATGAGAAGTTGCATATATTAAATATAAACCACTTAACCTTTTATTCTGCGTTGCTTCTAACAGTGCGTTAGGTTCTAAAATTGATACATCAACTACTTCACCTGGGCGTATATCTAATCTACCACGAATATTTGCCGTACACATGTTCTCATTTAAATGATAATGATATGCCGATCTGTTTTGTATGATCTCTGTCATATGTTGTTCTGCACGAGGTACTTGACCCGGCTTCTGTTCAATCCCTGGGGCTGACCAATCTCGATAGATTATACTCTGTGGCGAGTTATCTCGAGTGAACGTTTCTTTAATAAACTTTTCGGAATGTTTTAGGCCAGCGATTCCACCAACCTTACCTGACATTCCTTTATATTTTCCTTTCTTTTTCAAATAGTCATAATAGAAATCACGCTTCTTGTGAGTTGTTAAATCAATTTCCATGACTGAATTTTTATATGCACCATTATTTAAATCTTTTAATGTATTCACATGATTCGAAGTACTAAACGATTCAAGTGTTTCAATAATGACTGGACCTTGTAATGGGTTACGATCTACAATAGGAGAATACTTTAAATTTTTCTTTTCAGTTCCATTTGCTTTTTCTAATAACCATTCATCAGTAACCCAATTATAACCATCTACTGTTTCAAAGAAACGGAACGTAGACGATTTGGACTTATTTGTAAATGCTTTTGCACAAAGGAAGTTCATTGCCTGAATTGGATTGTAATCAGGAATGATAACTCTCATCTCTCCATCAGATTCTTCTATATTAAATTTTCTATTTTTGTCAAGGTTTTTAGCAAAGTACTTTTGGAATATTTGCTTGGCACAATAAGAAGCAGGCTTTTGACGGAAAGCGGTTATAACATTTTCAGTTAATGCATTCCATGATGACCTAGTAATAAAGTGTAATGTATAAGCGTACATATCACCTGATTCTTTTTGTATTTCTACATTACTTATTTCTATTACTTGTAAGTCTAAAAATAGTTCTGTTTGTAAGTCATGTGATTTAAGTTTAAGTTTTAAATTCTCTTCTGCTCGTATAGGTAGTGATGTTAATATACCAAGACCATCTAACACATCAATAGATCCAGTAATAGTCGATGATGACATTGCTTGCTGAAGATCGAAGCGGCCAATTAAACCAGTGAGAGATTTTGTCTCTCCTTCAGCCGTAATTAAATCCGCAGATTCAATCGTACAATATCCTGGGTTAAAAGTCTCTTGCATTATTCGCTTACACTATTTCTAAGTTCATTTGTTAACTGGCCGAGGTAGACATCGTCAAACAAAAAGATTTCCTTTTTATTATCATTAAGTGTCGATTCATGTTCAAAGATACGATAAGGAAGCCAATCTTCAGGAATGATCCTCTTTACGATAATCTTTTGACCACGCTCGGTTCGCATTATCACCCTGTCTTCACGACGGAGGTAAATCGTTCGAAACGATTCTGGTGCTAATATAATATCGTCTACTGCCATTTGTTATTCCTCAAACCTTTTTAATATAGTATAGAATGTTATCATCAATTGATTCGTTCTTTGTCCAATCAATAACGTCTTCACCTATTTTACCACTCTCTGCAGTATATTTATCCACGAGGTAGTCATTAAATGTTGATGCATCCATAGGCCATTCATAGTACGGATCTATGATATTATTTGCCATGTACACCAACCAAATATAATCTACGGATCCATAATATTCTAAAGCAACATCTTCTGCTCGCTGACCGTCTTTGATTGTGTATGAGTAATATACATATGGGTTATTTGATACCGCTCTTACAAAAGAAGCACGGCGAGTTATATCTCTTACCTTTCTTCCTTCGTATCTAATGACCGGGAAATCTTGAAAATATTTGTAAGACATATTATCCTCCTGCGCCTGCAGTGTCTGTTGTGGCAGCCTTAACCTCAGCGACCTCAATATCTAAAGAACCGCCTGATGCCGCACCATAATCTTCTGCAGTTTGAATCTCGAGTTCCATGAATGACATTGATATGTTAATTCCCATAGGTACACCACCTTGTGCTATGACAGGAGCGCCACCATTATCTGCGTAATTAATATCTATACCTTTACACATACATGCTTTGAATTTTGGATAGTGTGCTTCGTTAACTCCTAAAAGATTAATGAATACGACCGAAGGATATTTTAAATAAGCTCTTGCTAAACTTCCACCTGTCGCCGACGCAATTGAACTAGTTCCTTCTCCTGTTGGCGACAGCGATTGAACTCGTGGTAATATTTTGGACTTTACTCTATTTACAATATCACGTATGTCGTTTGCTTCTTCTGCGCTTGATGGATATACTGACCATGAGAATGAAAAGGTTCTTAGATCAACTCCACTAAAGTGTAATGTTGTAAGCGGATTCTGCACAGAACCTAAAGCAGCTCCGATTGATTTCTCGCCCATTCCAAATTCGCCAAGAACCTTTGTACCTAATGTACCAATAAGACGCTTAATCATATCTGCGTTCTTTCCAAAATCTGCTCCATCAAAATTACCTGATATTGCTCCACCCGCTGCGGCAGCAATTGCGTTACTCATTTTCTTTGCTTGTTCTACAGGATTATCTGAAAAAGCAACTGCCTGACCTGTAAGGAACTCTTCAATGAATCCTCGTTCAAAAGAAGCTATCTGAACTCCTGTTGAATCTGTTAATGTAGATGGGAATGGCAATTCTAAAGTAAACGTTTCTTTTTCTTTTGCTCTTCTATTTTCTGCGGTTAGCCATTGTTGTCCTGTACCGCCGTCACCGCTTAGATTACCTATCTTTGACTTTGATACGAATTCGCTGTAATCGTAATCTTTAAATATAAATTGTATCCCATGCGGAAATTGACCCTTTGGCCACTGGAGTCTATCGGTCCCACTACCTGCTCTACCAATTCTGGTTTCTAAGTTTGGTCTTGCCATTTCTTTATTTCCCTAAATCATTCCGACGAATCGTAATAAATATGTATATAGTTAATTTATTATTTATAACAGTAATCGGAAGTATATAATGGCATATAAGGGTAGATTTAGACCAAAACATCCTGATAAGTATAAAGGTGACTCCACAAAAATTATTTATAGGTCTTTGTGGGAGTTAAAAGTATTTAAATATATGGATGATCACAGTGATGTGATATGGTGGCAGTCAGAAGAAGTCGTCGTACCGTATAGATCTCCAATAGACAGTAGAATACATAGATACTTTCCTGATGTGGTGGTACATAAGAGAGATGGCCAAGGTAATCCTCAAACAATTATGATTGAGATTAAACCAGCGGCTCAGTGTAGACCACCAGATCCAAAGAACAAAAATAAAACAAAGACGGGTAGAGTATCAAGAAGATATCTAAACGAAGTTAAAACATGGGGAGTCAATGAAGCAAAATGGAAAGCAGCAAAGAACTTTTGCGCTGACCGTGGATGGCATTTTACAATTATGACCGAACATCATATTCCAGGAGCACGATAAGTGGCAACCTTATTTTCAGATATATTAGCAAAGGGTATACGACAAGGGCAAATGCCTGCTCGTTCTCAAGCTGCACGAGAGTGGTATCGTAAACAAGCTAAAACAAAAGCAGGTAAAGAAATTACCTCGGAAGCTTTATTAAATACTACAGATAAAGGTAGAGCAAAAGCGCAGTTGCGTGGAGATTCTGTTTATGGTTCAATGTACTTTTTTGAGTACGATCCTAAACACAAAGATACTTTACCATATTATGATCGGTTCCCACTGATATTTCCAATAAATAAGGTAAAGGGTGGTATACTTGGAATGAATATGCATTACTTGCCACCGAAAATGAGAGCACAACTAATGGATGCGTTATATTCAGTTTCATCTGATAATAATTACGATGAGCAAACAACATTGAGTATAAGCTATAAGATTCTAAACAGTGCTTCAAATTTTCGGTTATTTAAACCTACAGTAAAAATGTATTTGGCGTCACAAGTCAGATCAAGGTTTATTAAGATCAATTCATCAGAATGGGATACTGCTTTATTTTTACCAGTACAGTCGTTTCAGAAAGCGAGCAATAGCAAAGTTTGGTCGGATTCAAGAAAGATTGCTAGGAGTTAAGAATGCCATTTAATATTAGTAAATTCAAAAGTACGTTCGAAGGTTTTGGTGGCCCGGCTAAGACGAATCTTTTTGAAGTCACTATGGGTCAACCTAAATGGTTGATAAATGCAGAAGACGAAGATAAAGGTAAATTTGGCCCAAGAGAATTCACCATGTTCTGTTCGGCAGTTAAGTTTCCTGGTGTAGCAATTAATACAACTACTTATGATTATGTTGGTCAGTTATCAAAAATTATTCCAAGCACACTAACTAACCCAGGTCCGATTACGTGTACGTTTATTTGCGATTCAGATCATCATACAATGAGATTCTTTCATCTTTGGGCAAGACATGTATTAAACTATAGTGCCAGCGGTGGCGTGCATAGTGAATGGAAAAATAAGCTCAGGTATGAAGTTGGATTTAAAGATGATTACGTTTCTGACTTAGAGATCAAACATTATTCCACTGATAGCAGAGCAAACTCATATTACTCTGCATTATTACAAGGAGCATATCCTACTAGTGTTGGTGAGATAGCTTTATCCTGGGAAGGTGGTGGCGAATACATGACGATCGACGTTACATTCGCATTTGACAATTATGAATATTCTGCAGATAAAGCAGGAAGTACAGGATCTGGTTCTACAAGAGGAGCAGGTTTA